GCCTGCGAACATCGCCGCCGGGGCCACGAACGGAGCGCCGCCCGCGCCCACGGTCCCGCCGCTGTGAAACGAGCCGCCCACAATCAAGTCACCGATGATCCCGGAGCCGAGCGCCGCGCCTAACCCGCCCGCGCCTCCTGTGGCTCCGGTGATGACTGCTTTCAGCGCCGCCGCCGCGAGCATCTTCAGCAGGAGCGCGGTGAGTTCGATGCCCATCTGTTTCATCGTCTGGCCCCAATCGACCTCCACCCCGAATAGCGTTTGCGCAAGACTGTTTGCGATGGTGTCGAAAGAGCCAACCATCTGCTCCTCAAAGCCCTTTTGCAGATCTCCCATCGTCTCGTATTGAGCAATCCAGGCATCAAGCGGGCTCTCTTGTTTCTCTGTGAGTGCAGCGATTCCGGCAAGGCCGTCTTCTATCTCTTCGAGCCCCTCCGCCGCGACCTTCGCGCGCTCCATGTCGCCGATGACGTCCGCGCCTGTGAATCCGCTCGCAGTGCCCTTCTCTAGCATGATGGAGAGGTCCGCCGCCTCCATCGCGCCCGCGCCAGGTGCAGCGCCTAGATCCCGCGAGAGTGCGCGCTCTACCTCGTCGTTTAGCTTCTTGAGTTCAACGTGCGCTTCTCGCGCGGCGCTGGCTTGCTCGCGTAGCACTGTCGCTCCGCCCGCGCCCTTGTCCGCCGCGTCAAGCGAGCTTTTGCCATACTCATCAATCGCTGCTTTGAGCGCGGCTTTCTCTTTGGTCGCGGCCTCAATTTGCTTTGCAAGCCGCTCTATTTCTACCTGATTGGCCTTCGTCGCGTTGGCCGACATGCCCTCGGCCTCGGCGTAACTCTTGGTGACTGTCGCTGCTGCGCGCGCCTGCTCCTCTAACTTTCGGAGAGAGGCCGTCTGCGCGTCCTGTAGGTCAAGCAACTCCTCCAGACTTTTGCCCTCTAGCGCGCCCTTGCCGCTCGCCAGTTGCGCCAACTGCTCAAACGCGGCGGCCTGCTCTGACACCGCGCCGCGCGCCAACTCCTCAATTTGTGATTGCAACTTAGGGTTGAAGCCTTTGATGGCATCAATTTTGGCCTGCAATCGCACCACTTCCGCAACGGCCCCGGAGAGATTGATCTGGTCCAGTTCACCAAATTCGCGGCGCGCATCGCGTAGCGCAGCCTCTACCTCCTTGACTTGCTTCTGTGTCTCGGCGGCTTGCTTTGCGGCGGCGGCGAAGTAACCCGCGATAGCACCTGCCGTGCCCCCGATGAGGCTCCCGAGCGGGCCGAACACTTCACCCAGCGCCGCCCCCTTTTCTGTCATATCAAGGGTGGTCTCTAGTGATTCGATCTGCGCGTTGTTGAGGCCAAGAAAGTCTTTGCCAAGCAGAGACACTGCATCGCTGACGTCGCCTATCCAGCCGCGCGCCTCCTTCGTGAAGCGCTCCGCCGCAACGTGGAAGTTCCTAAGATCCTGCGCACGCTTCTCCATCGCCGCCGCATAGGCGACGTCTGGCCCTGCCGCGCCCGTATCCTGTATCGCGCCCGCAATCGCCCCGGCCTGATCCTGATTGCGTTGTGCGCGGATCGTCTGCTCTATCGCATTGGCAAGTTCTTGCGAGGCGCGGGTCTTCTCCCGGAGCTGCCTGATCTCCTCTTCCGAGAGTACGATCCCTTTGGCGCGCAAGCTGTTGAGTGTGTCTTGAAACTTCGCCTCGATGCGCCCTTCTTCCACCCCTCTTTGCTGCGCCTCTCGCACTGCCGCTCGCTTTGAGATCTCACGGTCGAGGCCGGCTAGGACCGACTCCTTGGTTGCTTGATTGGCGCGCTCGATGTCCTCCTGTGTACGGCGCGCAGAGGATCGCATCTGCTCCTGCGCGGCAGCAAATTCGCTAGCGCCCTCGCGTGCCCTGCGTGCGTCGATGAGTACGACTAGCCGTGCCATTCTGTTTCGCCTCTTGCTCTTTCTTGGCCTTGCCGTATTGCTGCTTGAGATACACAGCGTCTAGCGCCTGTATCAGTCTGACATACCGGCGCCGCCCGTCGCCTTCAATCTCGTACTCGTCTAAAAGCGCCCGTATCTCTGACAGCAAAAGCCCCTGCGGTAGACCGCTCCACAGATACGAGCGCGAACGGTGCAGCGCCCAGAACGCCTGCCAATAGGGCAGTATCTCCGGGGCCGGGGTGGCGCTGCCCAACTTGCGCCGCGCCCTCTCGCGCTTGGCTTCGGTGATCCCGAACCCCTCCCCCTTGGCCCATGCTTCTAGTGTGCGGCGCTCGTCTCCGGTGACAGCGAGTTCTGCGGAGAGAGCGCCGATGAGTTTTTTTCGAGGGCCTTCTCCCCGGCTTCAACGAAGTTCTCGCGGCGCCCCGCCTCGGTCTCGACAAAGTCGCGGAAGTCGCTGTACGCCGGGTCTGCGAGGATGGCCCGCGCGGCGCTCGATGTGTAGGGGAGCGGCTTGCCGTCGTCTCCATCGAGCCCCTCCCACCCTACAAGGATTGCCTGCGAGAGAAGGTCAAGCCTGAACTCTTTGTACTCGCGTGGTGGGTCCCCGGCGGCGCGGCGCGCGGCGTTGTCGGCGAAGTGCTGTTCAATCATGGCTTGCGCCTTTGGATTGTGTAGGCGCGCAACCTTGACGCGCACGCCCTCAAACACCACCCACACGCCCGCCTGCTCTTTTTTCGTGTCCTGTCGTCTCAATTTTGGCACTGTGAACCCCGTTTCTGTTTGACACACAATAAAAATACTGAGGGGCGGACTCGAACCGACCAGCAGCGGGCATGCACCCCGCCGCCCCACCTGGGACAGTACCCCGGCTGACAAGACCGGGAGGGGCACCTCTTACGAGAGCGAGTCGATCGTGATCGTCTGGCTGTACGTGCCGTCTTTGGTGGCGTCGATGCTGTACTTTTCCAGAGTGTCTCCATCGGCGTCTTCCGCCATATTGGAGAGGTCTGTGTAGTACAGGTTCGTGATCGTGAGGATCAGGAACTTCGACGCGCTCGGGTCTTTGAAGATGAAGTACTGCGCCTTGGCGGTGTGGTCCTGCATCGCTTGACGGCGCGCGTTGGTGAGGAAGTAAAACTCCTCGGTCCCGGTGACGCGCAGGGTGTTTTGCTTGGCGCCGGTGGGCGTGGCGTTGCCCAACGAGGTGCGGTTGGCGGCGGTGTTGTCGATGGTGATGGAGGCGCTGACGAGCTCATCGGTGAGTACCGTCGTGCCGTCGTAGACGCGCATCAGGTTATTGGTGGTGTTGATGGCGGCGTTGGTGGAAGCCGCTGCGACACTCCCGGCGATGGTCGCACCGTTGTTGAGGTCCGCGACTTTGCCGGGGCCGCTGAACTCGATCTGTACGAGGTCATCGGCGCGCATATCGATCTTGCACTGGCCCACGACCCAACCATTCCACACGTCGAAAGTGTCGTTGTCTCCGTTGACACGCTCAAAGGTGTACGATTTGAGCGTGTCACCTTGGCGCAACTGATTCGCTTTGACGGTCATGGAGGCGCCCGCACTCTCGTCGGCGACAGTGAGCGTGGCACCCGCCGCGCTGACACCACGCGAGAGGATTAGTTTGCTTGCGCTGCTCTTACTGGCGACGTACCACAGGCCGTTATGCGAAGCGGTGCCGGAGATGAGCAACCACATACCCGCGAGGATGGAACCGAATCCCGCGCCGGCGCTGTTGATGGAGGAGTCGGACTGCGCAAACGAGATATCCGTCGCGGTGACAGTGACTGCCACGAAGTCAGCGCCCAAGAGGCCCTCAAAAAACGGGTCAAACTCGCCGAATGCCAGCTCTGCCCCGAAGCCCCCGGTGAAGTCCTCGCCGACCTTATAGAGCGCCTCCTGCTGACGCGTGCCCAGGATCTTAGAGGCGACCGTCTTCTTGTTGACCTTGAACATCTCTTTGGTGACGCGGAGCGCGGTCATGCTCTCTGAGGAGGGCGTCTCTCCGTAGGCGTCTTGCTCGTAGTACCTGATGTCAATATTGCTATTGCGTTGCGCGTCTGTGAGTGCCATTGGCTAGACTCCCTGTTGATCCCGGTAAAAGGGGACTCGTAAATTGGTCACGTAAAACCCGCCCGCGATACCGGCTGGCTCGCGTGCGGGCACATCAAGCGTGATGATTCCGTTGGCGCCGCTCTCTACCTGTCGCGGCGCGCCGTCTTCTGTTAGAAACGCAGCCTCTAAACGCTCTAGCAAGCGGCTCGTCTCTTTGTTGCCCGAGCGCTCCGGCACATAGACCTTGCACACCACCTGCCCCTGATAGCGACGGCGGGGCGAGCGCCCGAGCGTGATGCGCCGGCCCTCTCCGGTGAGGAGCGTCATCGTGACGAACGGGGTCAGCGTGGGTGGCGCCTTGCCGCTGTTCTCAAACAGGAGCGGCACAGACTCACCCACCCATGCGTCTGATAAGAGCACCTCCAAGGCGGCGCGCTCGTCGCTGTACTGACCCATCAGCGCACCTCGTAGGTAGTAGCGTCTGTCTCCTGCACGGACAGACTGACGAGATCCTCCAACGCCACACCATCCCCTTTTTCTCTCACAAACGAGGCATAGGGGGCGGTGTTGATGACACGGATCTGTTGATACGGGTCCGCGAGATTGTCGAGGTACGCGCGCAGGCTTTCGAGTGCCTTCGCCGTCGCACCCTGCCGCGTGATAGAGTAGCGGCGCGTGCGCCCTCGAAACTTCACGCGGGCGCGAGTCTGCGCGGCCTCGCCTACCTGCCAGTTGGCGAGGAGATAGCCAGTGCGAAAGGGCGTGCGGTTCAGGATACGCACAAAGAGCTCTTCGACGATAAAGCCGATGCCGTCCTTCACAGACTCGTGAAAGTCAAGCGCCTCCTGCCACAACTCGCGTTCAAAGCGCTCTTGTTCGCGGCGCTGCTCGGGCGTCATGGTAACCTCAGACCGAAGATGTAGGCGGCGCCCACGGGGTCAACCGATACGCTCTCTACGGTGTACTCGACCCCTGCGCGGGCGATGACGTCGTTCGCCTTGGGAGTCACGCCGGAAAGTTGTACGCCGGGGATTAGCGCCGTCAGTTGCGGGAGTGGCGCCTCTACCAGATCCACCGAGCCGCGCGCGGCCAGTCGAGAGTAGAGAGACAGCGCCTTGCGGTCCTGGTAGAAGATCACGCCCTCGCAGGTGGTAGAGGTGCGCGTTTCGCTCGTGTCTCCGTCGGTGGTGTCGTAGGTCGCTGCGATGGAGATGTAGGTTGCGCTCTCTGCGACTTCGAGATCAGCGGCCACGCCGGTCAAGAGGTCGTTGGCGAGTTCATCGAAGACGCCCATTAGCGCACCATCTTTCCGATGGAAGCGCCCGCGTTCGTCAGGTACGGCTTGAGAAACGACAGCACCGAGCGCACCAACACACGCGGTTCCATCCCCTCGCGAAAGGAAACAGAGAAGGCCCCCTGTCCGGTGCTCATCGACTCGACCTCACGGCTGAATTCTTTGTCGAGGTCTTTCAACTGAAGCTCGGCGGCAAGCTGCGCGGTGGCCCGTTGCAAGTCTTCGGGGATAGAGTCACTGTCTACTGAGTAGCCGTTGCGGTCGTAAACATCGTAGCGGGGCCACTGTAGGCGTTGGCGGTCGGAGGCGGTGCCGATAAACTTGCGCGGGTAGCCGTCAAAGTAGCAATCGCGGTCGATGATTTCCGTTGCGGTCTCCAGGCGGTACTCTTTGTTCGCGGTGGAGAGCGCTGCCCACGTCGCAGCCAAGCGCTTGTTCTTGGCGCAAAACGTGTCCGCATACGCCACAGAACAATAGCTGGTTGCGCTTGGCGAGCCTGTCCCTGTTTCGACCGTGAACGCCATAGTTTACTTCGCCTCTTTGAAGCCGCGAGAGGTCCACAGGATAAAGTTCGCCGCGTCCTCGCGCTCGTGTTCCGGGAGATTGGGCGTGCGCTCCTCTTTCTCTGCCAGCGCTAGCTCTTTCAACGCTCGCTGTTTTGGCTTGTTGATGATGACCTCATCGCCCGCACTGTTCTTGATCTTGATGGTCTCTGCCTTGGTGTCTCGCATGATGCCCCTTTTCTTTGTCGTATCAAAACAGTACATCCGGGACTTGAACCCGGCGCGCGGCCCGTCCGCTGTACTTAGGCGCTAGCCTGCGAGGCGAACGCCCAGCTCTTGCCGCACGACGTTGCCACCGTACAGCATATCGAAGTAGATCGAGTTCATGCCCCACCCGCGATAGGCAGAGGCGCGCACGATCAAGCCGGTATCAGGGTCCGCCATGACGGCCTGGCCCTGCAACTGGCCCTGGATACCGCCCATCGACTGCACAGAAGCGATGAGAGGGCGAGAGACGAATTGGATCGCCTCCTTCTCAAACGCGACGTTCACGACGTGCGAGGCTTTGAAGGTGACGGCGGCGTCGTTGGCCCACGCAACCTTGGCGGGCGGGTAAAAAGTGAAGTCGGCGTCGGCGGTGGCGAGCACAGAGGTCGCGGTGACGATGTACATCTGCGTATCACCCGCGACGGTGAAGATGTCGCCGACATTGGGCAGGGTGGTGATACCGTCGAAGTGGACTTCGGTGTCACCGATGGCGACATCCGCCTGATCGACGAGGATGGTCCCAACCGCGCCGGTGGTGTGGGTCGGCACCTGCTGATCGACATAGGGGTCAAAGCCGTTGACCGGGGGGAGCATCCCGTATTGGCGAACCATGTTATTGCCCGCCTGCGAGACGTCGCGAAACTCCGCGAGCTTCTTGGCGTTGCGCTCGGCGGCGGTGGAGAGGATGAGGGGCTTGGCGACCATGCTCGCCTTGTTGATGACGAGCTGCTCAGCGGCATCCGAGAGGATGTCGGAGTTGGACGCGAACGGCGTAGTAGCCGCGGTGCCGACGTACGCGAAGAACCCGCCCGCGCCGTGGGTCTTGCTGTGCAGGTGCGAGTTCGCCTCTTCCATCAGCGCTGAGATACAGGCGTCGATGCCGCTCGGAATGTAGAAGTCGCTCGACTCAATCTGCGACCACTCTTTGTCGGTCAGGTGAAGTGAGGTGTATTTCCATTGATCGAGCGCGATCTCGACATAGCCTGGGGTGGCGTCTGCCGGGGTCGGCAGGGTCATCGAGGGCGTAACGCTCGCGACGGTCTTCGTGGCGGGGAGGGGCACCTTGACGGTGCTGCCCTTCTCGCCGGGCATGTTGTCAAAGGTGCGCCCGCACTGTTTGATCAGGTTGCAGGTGTTGCGGAGCACGCGATTGGAAGAGAACCCGCTGGCAAGCCAGACGGGCAAGAGAGCAGAGAGATCGTTGGCCATGGGAGGCACTCCTGTGAAAGAAACGTTAGCGCCTAAATCCAGCCTAACGCTCCACCGGAGCGGACCCCATGACCACCGGTCAGGGGGGAGCAACGTCTAAGAGAGGCGCCCCACCGGAGCGGCTCCCTCTCGCGTTGCCGTGGGTCGCGATACATGCGACGGAGGCAAGTGTCTACTGTGTGACACAGCTTTAAAAATTTGTCAACCTTACCCCTCTATGATCTCTGCCTGTCCCTTCGCAAGCGCCGCCTTTTGCTCGGCGGAGGGGAACTGCGCTTGTTGCCGAGTCAACTGCACACGCCCCGGCGCGCCGTTGGTGACACTGCTCCCCTTGGCGCCGCCCCCGGTTGGTTGCGCAAACAAGTCTTTATAGCCAGACTCTTTGACGCCCTCAAACCACTCCTCCACCGAGACGGGGCGTGTCACGTCTTTCTTGCTGTAGATGGGTGTGCCATCTTCGGACAGGGGGAGGATGGCGCCGTCCTTCTCTTTATAGACGGTGGACGCCATTGCCCAGAGCGTCTTCGCGGCGGCATCATCGCGCACTTTGTGCTTGGCGGCGACCTGCATAAACTCCCCACGGAAGCGCTCTTGACGCGCCTTCGACTCTGCGGCGGCGGCCTTGGCTTGCGAGTCCGCCCACTCCTTTTGTAAGCGCGCGACCTCTTGCGCCAACTGCTCGCTCTCCTTCAGCTTGGGCGCGGTCTTATTCGCGTTCTCCTCGGCGGCGCGCAGCCGGGCGAGCAACTCATCGCGCTCTTTGGCGAGCGCTACGTTGTTGTTGCGAAACTCGGCCAACCGCGGGTCTGGGCCGTCGTCTTCGAGGTCTAAGACCCACTCGCTACCCTGCTGTCGGTAGTGGCTCGCCACGCTCGGATCGGGTGCTGCTGTCAGTCTCTTCTTGAGTGCCATTGCCTGTCACTTTCTGCGGGGCCTGACCCCGCGTTGTCATGGTTTGAATCCACTCTTTTTTGAGGATGCCACCGCCCTGTAGCGCCTCCAGCAAGGTCGCAAGGTCGATCTGATTGGCCGAGAAGAGCTTCAGATAAAACTCGGCCTCCCACTGCTCTAACTTCTCGTCAAAAAACACCGTCGGGAACGACACAGAGAGCGCAACATCATCGAGCCCGAGCCAGCGACCCAGCGCGCGCAGCGCATCGGTAAAGCCCTTGCTCAGCGTGTTGGTGATCTGCTGTAGCGTGCTGGCCTCTCCGCTCTGCGCCAGGCGCATCGCTTCCGCGGTCTCTGCCTCTCGCTTCTGAACACGCAAGAAAGAGCCACCTAGCCGCGCCATCTGGTCCTCCTTGGCGGCAAGGTCTTCCTTGAGAGCACCTGTCGCGGCCCCGCTTGGTTCGGTGTAGGACGATGAGCCGCCCCCCATCGTATAGAGCACGACTCCCGTACCAAGCCCCCACTTGGTCTTTGGGCGCTCGTCTTCGGAGAGCCCATCGACGTGCAGGATCGGGCAAGAGGAGACATGCAGGTAGTTCGCCTTGTTCGCGGTGACGCGGTAGTGCTTGAGGTTGAGGCTTACGATGTCGGCGATGGGGGAGCCCCCGATCTTGCCGTCGATGCCTTCATAGTCGATCAAGGCAAACGGGATCTCAGTGAGCGCGATATCGCCTGCCTTGCGTGGGTACTCTTCCAGGTCGGGGATGAACGCCCACACTTTCTTGCCGCGCTCCTCTGTCTCGCGCATGACCCGCTGCGTGTACACCCCTTCTTCGTTGATCTCTAAAAAGCGATACTGGTACTTACACTCATAGACGTACGGAGAGTCTGCGCTTGACTCCTCGTAGGTCTCGCGCAAAATCACGAACACCAAGCGATCATCCTCGTAGCGCCAATTGACGATTGATTCTGCGGTGTAGAGGTAGAGCTGTGGCTCCTTGTCGTCGTCAATCTCTGCGAGGAGACCCACGCGCCCGGTAGTCCAGATCTCACGAGTCGCCTTCTGCGCGACTTCTTCGAGCGTCTGCCTGTGGCACGCCCTTTCGCGCAGCGCTTCCAGGCGACCCAACTCTGCGGCGATGGGGTGCCGGTGGTGCGCCCCCACCATCGCGTCTACGGTCTTTCCGCTCGCGTTGTACCACTCCGCCATCGAGAGGTATTGCTTGTACTCAAACGGCTCCTGCCGATAGAGGCGCGGAAGATAGATCTCGCCTTTGCTCTTGATCTGCTCCTCGCCCTTGGTGGCGTCTCTCCACTTGGTCCAGAGGGGCAGATACTCTTGATAGTCCGGGTGTACGTGGGGGAAGTCGCTCATGCGTAGCCTCCAAAACCGCCGACGTGCGAGCGGTTGGTTTTGCGGTAGATCACATAGCCGAGCGCGTCCAAGATGTGCCCCCACGGGGAGCGCTCGCGGCCTGAGTGCTTGAATTTATTGAACGCCTCTATCAGGTGGCGGCAGGACGGGTCCACACGCAACCGGATCTCACCCTTGGCGTTCTTGAGTTGGGCCAGCACCGCATTATCTCTGTCGCGGATCGGGGGATTGGCGCCCGGCACATCGAGCGCAAAGCCGGCTGCGCGAAAAGCGTCGTGATCGCTCTTGCCGGTGTGCTGTTTCGCGGCCCCGCTCGCGTCTGCGATGCACACGACGATCCCCCCTTTTTTGTGATCAATCCCGCGAGAGGAGAGCCACGCGGAGACCATCGCGGCGTGCTCGTCTGTGGTCGCCTGATAGGGGTGGTGCAGTTCACCCACCACGCGGAACACGTCATCGGCGCCCCGTTGGACAAAGCACGCGACTCTGGGGGTGTTGTTGAAGTCGAGGCCCACGAGGAGAGGGCGCGTCTTATCAAGCGGGCAGGGCGTGACGTGCTCGGCGGGCCTCCAGTTGTGATACACCGCGTCAGGCAAGCCGACGAACTCGGCGCCAAACTCCTGCCGAAATTCGAGGTCAGAGAGATCTCGCCGCGCATCGTCGATCTCCTGCGCGTCAAGATAGGGGTTAGTCCAGCTTGGGTGTTGCCATGATGCCCACAGGGGATCGCCCGACTGGCCCCGCTCGTATAACTTTTGGAACCACCCGCCGATCTCGTGTGGGGTGGAAATGAACAGCGCCCACCCACGGCGATCTGCGAGGGCGGGGCGTAGCGCCTGTGTCCAGGTATCCTCACTGGTGTAGTCGGCCTCGTCGATGACCACCCCATCGAGACCCTCGCCGCGTAGCGTGTCGGGGTTGTCGGCGCTTTTAATCCACAGCTCGCCGCCAAAGTAGAAAAAGGCGCGCTCACTCTCGCGGATCTGTACGCCGGGGAGTTGCCGAAAGAGAGGGCGCAGGAGCCGCCACGCCAGTTTGGCTTGCGAGTAGACCGGAGCCACCCACCACACGCGCTTGCCCTGTAATACCGCCTTCAGGCACAGGTACGCCCCGGTGCGCGTCTTACCCCAACGACGCCCGCAGACCACCACGCGAAAGCGAGCGGGAGAGCGCACGATCTGCTCCTGTAGCGGGTGAAGCTTGGGGACCGAGGGTAGGGGGCGCGTCATGGCGCATCCTCGGGCCACGTAAAGCGCTCGGGCCCCTGTCCATCCTCGTCAAAGAGGCGATAGCGCTTGCCAAGCAGTTCCGCGGCACGCACCTGTTGATGAGTCGCGACAATGGCGCCGCGCATGACAGAGGTAAGGATCTCTAGCACCTCGTTGGCGTCGGCGATCTTCGGTTTATCGGAGATCTCCAGAGTGCGCAGCGCTTGGATGATCTGAGGTTTTTTGAGGTTTTCGTGACCCACAGAGGCAAGTGTGACGTCGTTGCCGCTGTATCCCGCAGTGCGCGCGGCTTCTGTGGCGTTCCCGCTGGTGCGGTAGGCGATCACGAATGCGCGCTGTTTCGGGGTGAGATCATCCATCGTCAATATTGTTGTCACCAAAGAGGGGGCAGTGCAAGAGGGGGCTACTCAGGCAGCGGGGTAGCCCAGTGCAAAATAACCCAATCCTCGATACAGTTTTCTTGAGTCCGCTCAGACTCGGGAAGCCCCTGCGTGCGCTCAAGCCAGTACTCCCAATACTGGGTCAAGATCTCTTTCTCAGTGATTGTCTTCTCCTCGTCTGACCCAAGCTCGCAATAAGTGTACCTCACATAGCCTCTCCTTTTCAAAGTCTACTGTCTCACGTGAGACAGTAGAGGTCACGCACCCCGAAGGCCCACGCCCCCGTTTTCTATTCCCAATAGATTCTATCCCGGGAAGAAATCACAGCCGGTCCCAAATCAACCACAAGGTATCCTCCGCCATGCGGCCCCGAGTGGCAATGCGCGGGGCGCGGGTACAGCGCTCGACCGCCTCCGCAAGATCGTGCTTGGTCACGCCTCCCTCGCGCCGGACGTCATAGAGCACCTGTGCCACGTATCGTTGTGCGCCGCTGCGTATCGCGTGATAGACGCGGGCGTGTTGTGTCGGAGTCAAAGCCATGTCAGAACCTCCAAAGGGTCAGAGGGGAATCGAACCCCTTCGCGGGGAGGGAGAGAAGACCCGCGCCGCACCAACGGCCAACCCAAAAAGCGCACGCCACCCACGGCGTTTATCCACTGCGACCGAACAACACAAGCGGCGAGCTGAACTACACACAATCTAAAGTTAGTTTGTGCCCGCTTGTCTTCACTGTGGCGCGCGCTCGCACTACTGCGGTCCCGCGCCTGCCCATACCGCGAGCGCGAGACCCCCTATCAATAGACCTAGCAAAAAGCAGACGACCCACACCAGGCCGAGCCACGACAGATCGTCACGCCTCATCGATCACCTCGCAGGATATGCCACGCCAGCACGACGCACTGAGGCACCTGTCCGTTACCAAGCGCCTCCAGGCGAGGCACCCGCTTTGCCACCCCGGAGGCCACACGAGGCACGTCGGCAGGCTCCTCTCGCCACCATGTCCCCGCCTCTGATTGCGCCTGCCAAGACTCCATCGAGGAGAGGGGCGCAAGATCCGTCCAACCCACAGGCCAACCCATAAGCCACTCCACCCACGCAGGGTTGAGTTTGTCACCCGTTGATACGCCCAGATGCTCCGCAGGTCTGCGGAGCATCTGGAATTGGTTAGGTTTACCCTGTGAAACAACCCCTCTCGCGTCATCCTTCGTTGGGGTCGGGAAGCGAGCAACCAGAGTCCCAATCTCGGGACTCTGGCGATTGCCCTGCGTCGGGCCGCTGTCTTTCCAATCGCGCGCGTTGGGCGTCGGCCATCGAACCACCGCATACGCAAGTTTATCCGCCATACCTGGCCCCGACACAGCGGTTATGCTGTGTCGGGCATCCTGCTTTAGCGGTGTTGGCCACAACCCGCGTGAGGCCATCGACTGAAGGGATGGCCTCACGCTTGCCCCCTCACTTGCGCTCTGGTTGCTCCCGTATGAGCTCGCGGTCGGGGTGGGTAGCGACAATCCAGATCCGCTCTCTTCGGTGGGGAGCTCCGACGTGGGCAGCGCCCAACACACCCCATCGCGCATCAAACCCCATCGCGGCCAGGTCTCCGAGAACGACTCCGAGCCCCCGAGAAACGAGCATTGGGGAGTTTTCCACGAAGACGAATTTGGGTCGTACCTCGCCAATGATCCGAGCAAACTCAGACCAGAGACCGGAGCGGGCGCCGGTGATGCCTGCTCCCTTCCCGGCGGCGCTGATGTCCTGACAGGGAAACCCCCCGCTGATGACGTCGATGTGCCCTTGCCACGGCTTGCCGGAAAAGGTGGTGACGTCATCCCAGATCGGGAAGGGGTCAAGGTGTCCGTCTCGCTGTCTTGCGAGGAGAATCTCGCGGGCGTAGGGATTAATCTCAACAGCGCATCGGGTGCGCCATCCAAGCAATCGCCCGCCCAGGATGCCGCCGCCCCCGCCTGTAAAAAGTGCCAGCTCATTCACGACCTCGATCCTCTCCAGTGGACCACGCCACCAATCGCCGCCACGGTCAGCACCCACGCCACTGCAACAAAAAATGCTGCGTTACTCATCGCTCACCTCCTGCGCTTCTCTCTCGCGGCGCTCGCGGTCCTCTTGGTAGCAGCGCTCCTCGTATGCCTTGCGACAGGGGAGACAACAGGTAAACGGAGACTGTGCCGGATTGGGACAGGGGCGCCGCAGCAGGGCGCGCACGTTCCCGGCGATGACCTCTTCTTCGATTCGCCCGTCGCACTTATCGGCAGGCGCGGCGCGCTTCTCTTTCTCTTCTTCCTCAGCAAGCCTTTTGAGCACCCCGCCCCATCGCTGATTGATATGATCAAGGCGCTCCTGTGGGGTCAGCGGGCGGTGTCTCTCGCAGAACTCGCCACCGACTGAGCGAGCATCGTCACACTGCTTACAGTCGCGCCGCTCCTTCAGGTTCTCGGCAAGAGGCGAGAGTCGTTCTGCCTCTATCGCAGAAAGAAGCCTTTCGACCGCCGCCGCCTTCCCCGGATGCAAGGTCGGGTATTTCTCAGCGTCACTAACGTAGGTAGCGCTCTTGCCAAGGCGCTCCCCCACCGCCCCGAGCGTCATGCCGAGCGCCTTGCGCCGCTCCCGAAGACCTGCTTTCTTGGTGTGCCGCTCGCAGAACTGCCCAGGATCTCGAAATTGGACATCGTCGCACTCTGCGCACTCATGAATCGTTACCGGCATCGTCGCCCCCTTTCTCTCTGATCTCTATCAACTCCGATAGAATTACTTCTATCTCGTCGCCTGTCAGAACCGTTGTATAGGCCCCATATGGGCCATCCTTGGTGGCGCGGATCTCCTCGCGGGCGCGCCTTAGCTTCTCGGTTGGCACTTCGATCATCGTCTCCCTCCCTTTCGTGGTCCTCGATATTCGGCCTCTTTGCCCGCCTGGTAGTCAGCACCCGCCGCGGTGCTTGTCGCCCACTCTGTGATCAGCTTGCGGCTCGTCGCCGGGAGCATATCGATGATGTCCGGCTCCTCGACAAGCAGCCGCCCCGCCTCTTTGGCGCTCTCGACGTCGCGGCGGGCGTACAGCGTGACGAGGTGCGCGGCCCGCTTGTTGCGCTCTAGGTCCTCTGCGGCGCGCTCCGCTTCGCGGGTCTCTGCGTGCGCCTCGGCTTGCGCGGTGCGCTCAAAATAGGCAGGGTCCACCACGAAGGCGACCTCGATGAGGTGCCCATCACCCACGACCTGCGTTGCCACTCGCGAGAACCACCCGCCGAGCCTCTCCTGTAGGTCGCTCGCCCAATACGGGGTAGGCACCCGAACAAGGAGCGCGCGGCCCTCGTAGGCGTGCGGGGCGCAGTGCTGTAGCGCGATGGCATCGGCGCCCATCGCCACACGGACCCGCTCGACAATCTCACGCCAGAGCGCGGCGGCTTGCGTGGTGGTGTCAACGGGCGCCGCCTCTACCACAGGAGCCGGGGGCGCTTGCTCTGTCACGGTCAGCGAGACAACCACAGGCGCGGGCGCTGTGGCGGGAGTCTGCGCCAACCCCTTCTCTTGATCGCGCTTATCGATCTGGTCCAGCGCAAAGGAGCAGAGCTGCGACAGGAACACGGAGAAGTCCAGCGCAGCCTCGCCGCGGGCGCCGCGCCGCTCGTTGGTCAGCGCGTGCCGACGCTGTAGCCGCGCGACGAGGGCGGGATCTAGGGTATCAGCCTGCATCGTGCGCCTCCCAGGTGTCGAGGGCATCGACGATATTATGAGCCTCCCACGTCGGGACATCCTGACCGGAGAGTACGAGGTCAAGCACGCCAGGAGGCACGTCGCACTCGTCGGCGGCGCGCTCATGCCCGAGCTCGGCGATCATGGCTCGCAGTTGTATCTGTCGTGATAGTGACAAGATCATCGGCACACACTCCCTTTGTAGCGGCGCTTCTTGGCGCAGGCGGCGCACTGTGTCGCGCGCTCCATCTCCTGCCGCCGCCGCGCCTTTTGCGCCTTGCAACCGGGACAGGCGACGAGGTAGCGGCGGTCCCCGACATACGCCAACACAAGCCACCCGGCGTAGGTCTTCCCGATGGGTAAGGTCTCTCTCACTCTCCCTCACTCTCCGCGGCCTCTGCCAAGGCCAGTTCTAACCCTCGCTCCACAAGCCACGTCAGGCGCCGCCCTGTCAGAGAGGCGCGTGCTAGAAGGTCCTTGCGGAGGCGAAACGTCTTACTTTGACGCGGCAGTACCGGCTTGCGGTTGCGCGCGCCTTTGGTTCTTGGCATGTCACTCCTTAGTCGCTCTCGCTCCAGTAAAAGTAGACCAGCGCGACAAGTTCATACCCGGCCCACACATGACTAAATCCGCAGAACGAATCATAACCTGACGCGCACGCGTTCTCCATATCCGGGATGTGCTCTTTTGCTTCGTCTAGCGTCTCGTACCGTGGGCGCTCGTCAGACTGATCGCCTTCTTCAAACTCTCGACAGTCTTCAATATGATCCAAGAAGTAACAGCCTGTACCTGTGTCTTCGGAGTAATCATCAGGATCGCGGAACTGCTCCTGTTCCATCTCCTTGATAAGTTCAGTCAATAGGCGATGTAGTGTTGTCATGGAGACACCATAGCAACCCGACGGATAACATGCAAGACCTTTTATTCCCTTTCGATGTTTCCGAATTGGCAACATGAGGTTGCTCAGAACACAACTCAAAGTTGACGGATGGTAAACCCCACGTTGACTAAACAGCGAGAAGATTAGGCTATGCACCGGGTCGATTTCGTGGTACGTCTTCGTGTACCAGCACGGCGCCGCTTCTCCAGATCTTAGCCCGACCCCATCCACCCGAGATCACCTCAACCTTTATATAGATCAAAAAACGGGGGTGAGCAGTGGCGCCACCTCCTCTATACAGCCGAGCACGCCGCTGCGAGACGGCACGATCTTAACGCGCGCGCGAAGACGCGCCGCGGCCCCCTGTTTTTTGTCACAGGCAAGTATCTGAATTGATTGGAGTTATACGATTGTTGGATATTTTGTGTTGATTTCCACTTGCACAATTCAAGGGGAGTGCTATCTTAACAACATGACGGACGCAGTGACGCGCCGCCGAACAAGGAGAACGAAAATGCAAGCCATCACCAATGTACCAGCGAGAGCAAAGAACTTCTTCTGCGCAACGACTGATAAACTCAGCGTGTGCGGCACTGCTCATCGAACCATTGAGACGGCCCTTAACTGCAAATGCAAGAAGGAGTGCGTCAAGATGATGTACTTCGGATCGTTTACTGTCGTTGCCAAGTAGACCACCACCCGCGAGAGAGGCACCTCAGAGTCGGACCTCTCTCCACTGACTGACAACGACACAGGAGATACGACGATGGAAAATCAAATCAAAGCCTTAGCAATCGAGTGTGCGGATCTGGCGGTGGAGATGGGTGCTGCTGAGGTCACAGAGCCGCTCGCGGGTGACTACGACGCCCTCTCTGATCTCTTGGGTGTGGTCCTCAGTTCCGCTCGTCTGCGCGAGGAGCACCCTGCCGCGATGGCCCTCTTTGTCGAGACATACCGCGCTCGACTGCAAGAGACGCTGTAGCAGCCCGCGAGAGAGGCACCTCAGAGCCGGACCTCTCTCCACTTTGACGCGGCCCCGGCGATACAGGGGCAGAGGGAGATTGACCGTGAAAAAGTTTCGCATCCGCGTTGTGTCCAGGGTTTACGCGATTTTTGAGGCGAGCGCTGAGACACAAGAAGAGGCCGTCGCCGCCCTTCGCGCCGGGGAGGCCAGGTATATTGAGCGTGACCACTCAGACGATCACACAACGGAAACCCACGGCGAGGTTTACTCAATAGAGGAGGTACTATGAAAACACTACCCACGACCATCAAAGGAGTCGCGACCGAACTCCTCAGCAAACACCCGCAGCTCGCCGACCGAATCCGCAAGGCGGTCGATCTGGTCCTGCGGGGCGGGCTCTCCTATCACGCCCACACGGAACAGGGAGAGCCGATCTACACCGCGCGCTCCTCGTCAGAGCCGGGGCGCGTCTATACGGTCATGGCGGGCTCGTGCACCTGCCCGGCGCGGACCCTCTGCTATCACCGTGTCGCTCGCGGTATCGTCGTGATCCGCGCGGCCAACGTGACCGCGGTGGACTTTGGAGAGGCCCTCTCTCGTGAGGGCCAGGAGACAGGGGGCGAGGGGACCACCCCGAGCGCTGCGCCCTCTGTCGCCGAGCAGCGGTCAGTCTTTGTCGAGGCCCTCGAGCGCGCCCCGGAGACGCCATCCAAGCGGGTGATTCTCGCGGGGGTGCTCCGTCGGGGGCACCTCACGATCCGCGCATCTATGGCGGCGCTGGGGGAGCACCTGCGCGGCGCTGAGTTCGCCCGCCCTAAGACTGCGAAGGTGCACTAAATGAGCCCTCCCAGGAAGATAAAACAGCAGCACGGCGGGGCGCGCCCCGGCGCCGGACGCCCAAAGACCCACGAGGCCCTTAGCTTTGCAGTGCCCCTGTGGGTGGCCGCCTGGCTACGGGCCGAGGCGGCGCGGCATGGGCTTAGCACCTATGCCTTTGCGGGGCGACTCGTAGAGGCAGAGGCGGTACGACAGGGCGCTGCCCCGGGAACGCCGGTCAATTATTTTTAAGTAACGAACAGGGAGCACTATGGACATCATCAAAGTAGGCGGCTGGACACTGACACAGCAAGGGGAGGGCGAGCCCCTGATCCAAGATCTGGAATTGGCCTCACGGCTCGGGTACGCCAAGCCAATTACGATCCGCAAGTTAATCGGTCGCATGATCGAGGCGGGGCAGTTGGGTGCGACTGTTTCCACCGTGGAAACAGTGAGAGGGCAGACATCGACCACCCACTACCTGACGGAGGCGCAAGCGCTCAAAGTGATCGCCCGCAGCAAGACAGACGCCGCGGACAAGATCCTTGACG